ACAGCAGTCGTCGCATGGTGATCTCCCTCATCCCCGCCTCCGTCGCCGCGTCACCGCCATCTCCGGCGCCGGCGCCTGCACCATCTCCTCGATCACCGCCTGCCGCGCGGGCGTGACCGTCTCCAGCACATCAATCAGCCCGGCCCGGACCAGCGGCCCGACCAGTGACGCGTGCAACCACGTCTGGTCGCCCGGCGCATACCCGCCATGCCGCTTGACGACCCGCACCAGCACCATGCCGCTCATGATGGGCGCTCCGCGACGATCAGGCCGGACAGATGGTTCGTGTCATACGACAGCCCCGCACAGGAGGCCAGCCATCCCTGATAGGCGTCGTGTCGCATCAGCCGGTGCATGTAGGGATGCGCCCATTCGACAAAGCGCCCATCCTCACGGATACCCGTCCGCCCGTCCCACGCCACCGGCTCACACAGCACCACCGCCCGCCTCGCCAGTCGCGCCATCTCCTCCAGCGCCGCGTCGAGGTCGTCCGGGCTGACGTAGGCCAGCGTGTAGCAGGACAGCACGACATCCGCGCTGGCGTCAGGCAACGGCGCCGACACCGCCGGGAACGCCCCACAGCGCACCCCAGGCCAGCACTGGCGGGCATGGTCTACCGCCTCCTGGTTCAGGTCGCACCCACCCAGCCGCGCCTGCGGAAACGCCTCCTGCACGGCCCAGAGCATCGGCCCGCAATGGCAGCCCACTTCCCACAGCGACGACCACCCCGGCACCTTCCGCAGCGCGTCCACGACCACGGCCCGATGCGGCTGCCCCACGCTGCTGGCGTAGTGCGCCACCCACGCCGGATCGGGCGGATGGTCTGCCCAGAACGCCTGCGCCTGCGCGGTCCCGGACATCATGTGCTCGCCTTCGTCGAGGGGCGGCCGTCCGCGGTGCGCCCAATCGGGATCATCGGCTGCGGCGTACACATGCTCGAATAGCCCGGCACCGCAACGCCCCGCTTCAGGTGCCGGCGCAACGCCACGCGATTCTCGGCCTCCTGCATCGCCCCTTCGATGGTATGCACCGCCGCCTGGGCGTCGAGGCGCTGTTTCGCCAAGTCGGTCAGCCGCTTCCGGTCGTAGGCTTCCCCCACCGGCCCATCGCCCAGCCCCGGCTCGTAGCCGTAGAGCCGATCCGCCTTGAGTAACGCCGCGCCCTCCGCGATGAACACCTCGATGCCCAGCCCCCGCGCGAGGCCGACGAAATACTCCGCGTTGGGTCGCTGGTCGCCATACTCGCTGTCCGACGCCAAATCGATGCCGTAGACGCCGATCCACCCGTAGGCCGCCTCCGGGTCCACCACGACCAGCTTGTCGTCCCGTCCCTCGGCAATCGCCAGCGCCAGCATGTAACCGATACTGCTGGTGAAGTAGCGCCCGAACCGCGCACACATCGCCTCGATCGGATAGCGCACGGACGCCGGCATATCGGCGTGTGTCTCCTGCATGTAGATCGGGCGGCCCGCCGGCTGCGCCCGCAACCACTTCAAGTGCGCCTGGTCCTCGTTGCTATCCGTAATGGTCTGCATGTCGTGCAACTCGAACCACCGCGCCCAGTCCGTCCCGGCCGCCGCAAACTTCGGCGCCGACCAGTTGTAGAGTTCGTTCAGGAGGAACCAGTCCACGCCCGCCTCCGCGAGCGGCGCCAAGTCCTTTGTCGTCGCAAACCCGATGATCCCGCATTTCTTCATGGGCATCAGCCTCCGTTGATGTCCTACCAGTCGTAGTGCTTCAGCACGTGTAGCACGACCGTCGCCGTGCTGGCCGAGTAGAGCGTTTCCCCTGGCATGATCCGCACCGTGAACGGCATGTGGTCCGCCGTCGTCATCGCCCACCCCGACGACGTCACCCCTGACGCGCCGAGATACGCCGGCCCCGTCGAGTAGAACCGGACGAAGACGTCCATCGGCCCGTTGCCGGTGGAGGCGGCACACGCCACCGCCGAACTCGTGATGCTGACCACCGCTGCCGTGAATGCCATGTGCCGTCTCCAGAAAACGGAGCGGGCCAGCCACGCCAGCCCGCCCCCAGGTTGCCGTCGCCGCTTAGGTGGACGTGGTCGGCGGGAGAATCGACGCCCCACCAAACGCCAGGCACCCGACCGCCGTGATGGTGTCGCTCGAACAGGTCGCCGTGTTGATCACGGTCACCACCTGCCGAATCCAGCGGGACGCCCCCGAGAGGTTCACGTCCTGCGAGATGGTGTCGATGTAGTTCGTCGCGGCCAGTTCGCTGGTGCAGCCGACGACCTTGCTGACCGCCGTCGTGTAGGCCACGAACGAGGTCGAGCCGCTCGTGTCCGCGTCCTCCATCCGCAGCGTGACCGTGCAGGCCGGCGTCTGCGTGGTCGCGCCGACGAAGTCCAGCGCCACGATGCTCTGGCAGGACGCGAAGTGGTTCTTGTACTGCCAGAGGTCGATCTCTTTGCCCATCGACTCTGTTGACGCCGTCGTGATGCCAGCGGCGTGGGAGGTCAGCACGAGCCGGTAACTCCCCACCGGGACCAGCTGGCTGCCAATGTCGTATGCGTGTGCCATAGCTCTGTCTCCTCTGTGTGGTCAGCCAGTCCTAGACGGTGACCGTGTTCGTGCAGACGGCCGCCGCGCTGTAGGCCATCACCATGTCCACCTTCTTGATCGCACGAATGACGGACTGGTCACGCGAGAAGCCAGCCACCACCGTACCGCTGTTGTCCCAGGCGGCCCCGTCCACGACCTTCAGCTCCAGGCCCGGCCCGTCGCCGATGTAGATCGCCGACATCTCGACCAGATACCACTCGACGTTCGTGGCGGTCGTGATGTTGTTCGTCTCGAACACCGGCCAGCCGTTCAGCGTGTTGTTCGCCCGCAGGTCCGGGAACGCGAAGTTGGAGTTGGCATCCACCATGCTCCACTTCATGTAGTTCACCGTCCGCGGGTTGAAGAAGAACGCGCGCCGCACGTTCGGGACGTTGTCGGCCGCCAGGAAGTTCACCGCGTCCTGGATGTCCGTGCGGATGTTCGCCAGCGCCGTGCCGGCGGTCGCCGTGTTGTGCGCCGTGTCCATCTGGTAGTAGATGCCGCGCGGCGTGAACGCCGTCCCGGTGCCCTTGAAGAACGCCAGGTCTTCCGCGTTGGCGAGGGCCGTGACGATGTTGTCCCGGATCAGCCGATCGACGGACGGCGTGCCGAGCCGCAACAGGTCGTTGCTGATGGGCGTCAGGGCCGCCAGCGTCTTCTCGATGAGGCGCTTCTGCCCGAACGTGCCCTCGGACGGCGTGATGTCGGTGTTCTCACCGAGCCAGTACGCCGTGACCCCGCCCGTCATGGCCGGGATGTCCAGCGTCCCGCGCAGCGGCACGACCACCGCGCCTGCCTTGCGGAACGCCGAGGCGTTCTGCAGCAGCGGGATGATCTCGCTGGAGAACTGGTCGGGCACCGTCGCGCCGCCCGCCGTGAAGTCGGTCCAGCCGAGGGCGCGGTATTCCGGCGACTGCGCGCCGAACTCCCGCTCGGCCCAGCCGAGGCTGGCCGTCTTGTCCGCGCCGAACTGTCGCAGCGCCCGCACGAGGACGCCCAGCGACTCGCCCGGCTCGCGCTTGCGCTCGACCACCTCGACCCGGTTCGTCACCGGCTCGAACTGGTGCGCCGGCAGCGTGGACCGCGAGGACGGCACGACCACCGACGCCGCTTCGAGCTTCCGCTCGCGTTCGATCTGGCCTTCGAGAATGTCCGCGTCAGTCATCTTCGCGTCGAACAGTTGGGTTTCCTCCGTGCTCATGGCACGGTCTGCCGACTTCGCCGCTTCCAGGATCGCGCGGGCCTCGGCGAGCACCGCGGTCTTTTTGTCACTCAGATTCATGGTCATCTCCCTCATGCGAGAGTCCGGGTCTGCCGCAAACGTCGTCGGCCCCGGATGTGTGGCCTTCGCCAGTTGTAACGCCCGCGCAGACACCGTCGTGGTGTCATACGCGGGATACGTGACCGGACTCACGTCGAAGAGCGGGGCCACGCGCGTGATCGTCCGTAGAGGCATCTGCCCCTTCGGATACTCCCACGTTTCCTCATCGACCTTGAACGCAAACGATGACTGCGAGACATCGCCGCGCGCGACCTTCGCCCCCACGGACATCGCCTGGCTGTCGAGCGGGTTCAAGTCGATTTCGTAGTGCAGTCCGCGCTCATCCTCGAAAAGCCGCAGCGTCCCGTTCGCTGTGCGTCCAAGCACCCAGTGCGGATCGTGATTGAACAATCCGCGAACGTCGTCACGTTGAATCGACTGGGCAAACGCCCCAGGCGCCACGACTTCACGGAAGGAGACCCAATCGTTGATGACCGTCTCCTCGTTGAACACCGCCGCGTATCCCGACAACACGGTCGGTCCGGCCTCGGTTGCAGTGGCTCGCACCTCGCCGGTCACGGTGCGCCGCTCGATGGTCGTCTCTGCCATAGCTACTCCTCTGCCCCCTCGGTCTTGTCCGGCTCGTCGTCCACCGGCTCCACCGGCTCCGTCACAGGCACGCGCGGCGCCCCGAACGGCCCCGCCCCCGGCACCGGGTCCGGCGCGTCGAGCTTCTTCAGGTTCGCACTGATGAAATACTCGTCCCCGTCCTCGATGCCGTTCATCTCCTCGAACGCCCGCACCTCGTTCGGCGACAACGCCCCCGCCGCCTGCATCGCCGTGTAGAACGACGCCCGTGCGGCCGAATCCCCGCGCATCAGCGACTGGACACTGAACCGCGCATAGTGCGTGGTGTAGCTCTTGCGCGTCAGCAGGTCCCGCGCGATCGCCTGCTCCCACCGCACCAGCCAGGGCTGCAACGTGAACTGCACGAACCCCAGCCCCATCTGCTCGATCCCCGTGCCCCAGCTCGACTCCTTGCTGTTGTGCATCAGCATGAACAGCGGAATCCGATACACCCGCGCCCCGTCCTCAATCTGGAACGACCGCAACTCCAGAAACTGCGCGTCCCGCATCGGCATCGTGATCGGCGTGACGGTGAACTCTTCTTCGAGCAGCGCGATCCCGTGGGCCTTGGCACTCCCGCCGAACTTCTCCTTCCACGACTCCACAAAGTTCTGGCGAGCCTTGGGCGACATCGTCCCCGGCCCCTTCTTCGAGATGACCAGATCCGGCAGCGCCCCATTGCCGAAGAACGTAGCCGAGTGCTTGTCGGCCGCCATCGTGATCCCCAGCGACTCGCGGAGCAGCGTGATCGGGCTGCGCCCCGTGAACCCATCCAGGCTGTTGATCTTCAGATGCAGAATCGGCGGGTTGTCCTCGTTCCACACCGTCCAGACCTGTTGCCCGCCCGTCCGCAGTTGGTAGGTGTAGCGCACCTTCCCATTGGCCGGGTCCCGATCCTTCACCATGCGGTCGGACGCTAGCGGCCACAGCCCGACGACATCCGTCCCGCGCCGTTCAATCTCCGCGTAGCAGTCCCCCCACAGGCAGAGCCACCGCATCATGACCTCGCGGAACTCCGCGCTGGTCATAAACGGGTTCGCCAGCGTGGACAGCACATCCGCGAGATCCCCCGTCGCCGGCTCCCGCCCGGCCGGCGTCCGTCGATACAACCGCAGCGGCAACTGCGCCACCGTCTCCGCAAGGATGCTCACGCACGCCTGGATGACCGGAATCCCCTCGGCCGTCGCCGGCGTCACCCGTTCCCCGCTCGACGTCTTACGCCCGCCGAGCGAGTCGAGCAGCCACGACGAGGGCGTCGTCCCCCAGGCATCCGCGCGCCGTTCGACGATGGATCGGAGCAAGTTCATACCGTCCCCCGCGCCGCCCGCAGTCCGGCCCACAGCAGCAACACCCCGCCCACCATCAGGCCCACCGCAGGACTGAACGCCAGGCCGACCCCCGCGACCAGGCAGCCGAACCCGCCCACCACCAGCAGCCACGCGCCCGCGTTAGAAGGAAAGGAACGTAACGCCATGATCGTCGTACGCACTCCCGGCCGTCTCCGTGTGCCGCAACGCTTCGGACAGCGCCATCACCAACGCCACGATGCCGTCGATCCGCTCCGTCGATTTCCGCTTCGATGGCTTCACATTCCCGGCGGCGTCCATCTCCGCCACCACATTGGCGGCCATCCAGGACAACACGGGCTGCCCGCCGTGCCGGATCGTCTTCCCCATCAACAGCTTCTCCAGTTCCTTCGACGGCGCGGACAACGTGGCGAAGCCCTGGCCGACTGGGATGCAGACCGCCCCGTCCTCGGTCAGTTGCGTCACGAGTTGCGTGGCGCCCCAACGGTCATACGCAACCGACTGAATCTGGTAGCTCTCGGCCAACTCCCGGATCTGCTCGCGGATGACGTCGTAGTCCGTGACGTTGCCCTCGGTGGCGATCATGTCGCCCGACTCGATCCACCGCTCATAGTCCACGCGGTCCCGTTGCGATCGCACCCGCGCGCCCTCGCGTGGCACCCAGAACCGCATCGCCACGTCGAACCCGCCATCCTCATCGGGGAAGACCAGCGCCAGCGCCGAAATGTCCTGTGACGACGCGAGGTCGAGCCCGCAGTAGCACGGCCGCCCACGCAACGCGACCTCATCGACGAACGTGCCACACGCGGCCCACACGTCCTTATCGATCCAGCGCCGCTCCGATTCCGTCCATTCGCAGAAGTTCAGCCGCCGCACGATGTTCTGCTTCGACGGCATCCCCTTGGCTTCCTCGACCTGCTCGCGCAGATACTGCCAGGTCAGCGAGATGCCAAGATTCGGATTGGCCTTGAGCCAGTGCGGCCCCTCCACGTCCCACCGATCGCACTGCGAGCAGGACGCCTGGGCCGACCGATGCCCCGCCTTCTCACACGCAGGGCACGCGTCCAACTGGCAGATGTAGGCGAAGAAGGTGTCATTGACGAGCGACCCCTCCAGCAGCTTCAGCGCGTAGTCGTGCATCCGGTAGCACACCGTCTGCCGGTCATACCCCGCGTTCGTGATGAGGAACTGCAACGCCTGCTTCCGCCCCTTCGTCCCGGCCCGCATCTTATCGACCACGATGGCCGAGGGATGCTCATGCACCTCATCGATCAGCGCACAGTGAGGGCGCTTGTTGTCCAGCCCGCGCCCCTCGGACGACAGCGGACGGAAGTAAGAGCGCGTCTCGTGCCACGCGATATTGTGCTCAGTGATGCCCGCGCCCAGGAGTTGCGACAGCTCCGGCGAGTCCTTCGCCATGTTCTGCGCGTATCGGAACAGATACGCCGCCTGGTCCCGCGTCACCCCGCAGGAGTAGACCTCGGCCGCGTCCTCCCCGTCCGCAATCAGGCAGTACAGCCCGATCCCCGCCGACAGCGGCGTCTTGCCCGTGCCCTTGCCCGTCTCGACATACGACGTCCTGAACCGCCTCGCGCCCGTCGCATCCACCCACCCGAACACCGAGCCGACGATGAACACCTGCCACGGCTGGAGGAGGAACGGCTTCCCGCCTTCCAGGTGCAGGAAGTCCCGGAAGAACTCGACCACCATCCCGGCCCGGACCACATCAAACGTGTAGGGGAACTTCGGAGAGGCTTGCCGCTCAAGGTCGGCCAGATGCCGCTGGCAGGCGAGACGGACAGCGCGGCCCGCCACGACCTTCCCGCTCACCACGTCCGACGCATAGCGCGTCGTCGGGTCAGTGGGCCGCGGCAGCCGTGGGCGCTTGGGCGTGCGCGCCCGTGCGGGCTTGGAACGCCCGGATACCGGCTTTCGGCTCATTCCCCCTCAGTGCCACGACCTTCGCGCTGGTCGCCGGCGTGATCCCGAGTTGCTGCGCCGCTTGCCTGAGTTCCTTCCGCGCCTCCCGCGAATCCCCCAGCGCCGGGTGCGATCGCAGCTCAACGTGCTCGACCCCGGCTCCATCCACGCTGACCTTCTCGTAATACCGGCTGAAGCCGGGCCGACTCTTCTCGACCTCGGCCCCCACGTAGTCCGCATACGCCGAACAGTAGGCGGCGAACGCCGCGAGGTAGGCTGGCGTCATCACGCCCTGCGTCAAGAGGATCGGCATCAGCCGGTCCCACTCCTCGCTGGCCACCTCGTTCGCCGCGACGGCCGGCGGCTTCGGCGGCGCCTCCACCGGATACATCGGCTCCAGCGGATTCGTCGCCCCATAGCGCAGCGTGCCCTCTAAGATGTGCAGCGCCGTGGGTTTACGAGGACGTCCGGCCATTCAGGCTCCCATTTCGGCTTTATGCGTTCCGAGG